TGACTGAATAATCTCAACAAGAACACCGGGCGTTTTGTCGCTCTTGTTGCTACCAATAACTAAATCACCGACTTTCATTGGGTGCTCCTCAATTGTTATATTATAATATTATCAGATAGTTGTAGGTTTGTCAAGACTTTATTTTATCAAAATCGCATTCTAATTCTGAGCAAGGATACCAGCCTTGCATCGCGGTAGGTGAGGTCCATATCATGTAAGCCATAAAGTCTCTAACTTTCAAGCACTGACCCCAACATTTATATCTTGTGGAGTAGTAAATGGTATTAGGTTTTAGATTAGCCTTGTCCATGTTCCAGTTCAAAAGTATAAACCATTGTTTTGGTTCTATCAATAAACCTTTGGTTTTTCTCTGAAACAAAACCTGGGCGAGTTCGTTTAACTTGTTCGTCTGTTAGTTCTGCCCACTCGCCGTTCTCTTTAAAGTAGGTTAAATGCTTTCCATTGTTAAGTGTCTTAACATAAAGACCTTTTATATCTTTTAGGTTTAAACCATAAAGATTATAATCAACTAAGACTTTTAAGTATTCGCCTGGCTTCATTTGATAAGCCCTTCCTTTCTAAGAATATCTGAGATAACCTGTGTGCATTGTAGTCTGTCGTCTAGTGCATCAAGCGAAAGCGAATCCCAGTTTTCTAACTCATCACGAATAGCAATAAATACTTTTTCATAACTATTCTCTGCTTGTTCAGTAGTTTTGGTGTCTAGGTTGTCCACGGTGAAACCACTAACCAGTCTTGGTCCGCTTGGTCCAGGCAATTCTTCTGCCCAACGAAAACCACAGCCCTTTCTAATAATCGACATCCTTTTCCCCTTCTTCGCTTGTTAATAGTAATAAAGAATCAGCAAGGTCTAGTGCTGAATCTACATCTAGGTCAAGACGATATTTATCGCCAATAAGAATAGTAACAGATTTTTTGTCTCTAAACACTTCTGTTAGGAGTAGGTCTCCTCCTGGGGTGTTTAAATAGAATTGTTTTTTATCGAACAAGTTTCCCTCTTTTCTAGGTATAGTATTATATTACTCTATTTCTTCTGGTCTGTCAAAGAAATAAAGACTCCAATATTTATATTTTATTATCTTGCCCTCGTTGATGCCTTCTTCAATTAAAACATTGAAGTGTTCTTCATCAATAGCACCCACAACTCTACCCTTCACATTCAGCGGCTTTCCGAATGGATAATCGCGAATAAAAACGATATCACCTCTCTTAAAGTCCATACTATAAATAGTATAGGACAGGCTATTATTATTCTTGAAGTATTTTTCTAAACTTTATTAGAGCTAGTTCTTTTGCTTTTGCTTCCAGCATCATATCGTATTCTACACCATAGTTTTTGACCCTGTTGTAGATAAAATCTGAATGAGCTTGTGGTCTGATTTTGCTATCATTTTGCTCAGCTGCTCTTGATTCTGAAAGATGAACAACTGGCTTGATACCTTTTGCCCAAGTTGATGCAGCCATCTGTACTGCTTCTTCTTCTGTTTGTCCGCCAGTACAAAAGCGAAAATGATGATAGTCAAAAACAATAGGCACACCTATTTGCTTGTAGATATGCTCGTAAAGGTCTTTAACAGACCACATAGAGGCTTTGTCGTCGTTTTCCAAGGTAAGCCTTGCCTTTGTGCCTTCGTCCAGTCTAGCGAAGTTTTTACACCATCTCTTTGCGGTTCCAGCAAAGTCTCCACCATAAGTGCCGCCAACATGAATGTTGATTTTGTTGTAATGGCTAGGTAAGAAACCCATAAGGTCCATTGTTTCAGAGTGTTGGTTCAATTCTCTAATAGCTTTATCAGCCACAGATTGATTAGGGGAGCCCAACACATTGAATGGTCCGGGGTGAAAGGTTAGTCTATGATTATTAAGAGTAGCAAACTCACCCACACAATCAAGATGATAAGCGATATCATTATAATCGGGAAGATTCCTAATCTCATACTCACTCATCCACGGAAATATATCTGAGGACATACGATAAAACTTGATACCATTTTCTTCATTCCATTCCAAAATCTTCAATAGGTCTTTTACATTTTGAAGAGCCAGCTCAGAAGCATAAGCCAGCCCTCTTTCCTTGAAGGTTCGCTTAATCATAGAGCGATTAGTTGTGATGCGCTTAGACTTAGGTCTTCTGCCGAGTGTTTCACAAATACACGCATACCCGAGGTTCATTTAGTTTCCTTATCTTTTTGGATTTCTGAACGAATATCTTTTGCGATTTCTTCTGCTAAGTATTGTCTTGTAACCTTAGCATAAAGACTTAGTTGATTGTTCTTGAATTTTTCTAGTGATTTGAAAATTACTGATTCTAGTTTACCCATTTTGTCTCTCCAATTGTTGAATCATTCTCTCGATATACCACTTGGCTTTCTGTAAATCCTCCATAGGATTATCCTTGTGTTTATATCTTGATACATATTTTATCACATTTCCAGCATTAAAGTCAAGGTTATGTGACTCAATAAAATCAATAACTTCTATGCCTTGATTGTAATGGTCTGGATGGTCTACTCGCTCTTTTACCATTTTATATCCTTAACAAATGAATGCTTGTAGCAAACTGGCTGGTAAGACTCCGCTCCACCAACTAAGACTTCTCTTTCTTCTTTGCAGAGACGCTCTGTGTAGTAAGCGTCCCTATCACATTTAGCACACACGGCAGGGCATATTTCTATACTGGTTGCCCAAGGCATAATATCCTTGACCTCTTCAAATGCGGTATAGCCCGTAGGCTGGGAGGATAGTTGAAGAGTAGATATTAAAATGGTTTTACCTTGCTTGTAAAGCTCGAAACAAGCTCGGGCTGACCCTGGTATTAAGAACATCTCATCCACGCCTACAACATCGTGTTGTGAGCCCATTTCAAGTATTTGTGAGCCAGACCTAACCAGTATAGAAGTATGTTCCTGACCTTTGTGTGTAACCACCTTACTATCAGAATATCTATTGTCTATGTTTGGCTTAAACAAAATTGTGGTTTTGTTTTGGTATCGGTATCTTTCCAGTGCCGCAAGCATTCTGGTAGTTTTACCACCAAACATTGGTCCAGTAAATATTTTGAGTTCAGGTGATTTCATTTACAGCACCACCGAAAAGGTTCCGCCGTTATGCTCAACACTAGCAGTCCAGCCAGAAGCAGAAAAGGGTGACTGCTTCAACTGACCCAAGGTTGTTTTAAGTGTTGAGGACACGGTACAAACACCTCGCTTATGGTCATACTGCTCAATGCTGGTTTCAATAAGCGAATCAAGTTCCCAAAAGTTATCCTTGATAGCTTCGGTAACATGCTCTTCAAAAGCAAGGCTGCCTCGCTCATAACTATCAAGAAGGTCTTGGTCCCTCAACTCATCAAGAGCATTGTTGTCGCTCCAACCAACCGTGGCTGCTAATGTATAGTCAGTAATAACTGATGCTACATGGTCTGCTGTAACGGTTTCTCGCACTGCTTCTTCTTCTAGCTCTCCTGTTGAGTGCCAACCCTCATGTCGGTCCTCATAAGTCAAAGTTACAATAGTATCGTCATTCCCAGGAATGTTATTTACATCGCTCATATTTTCTCCTTTATTGTTAAGCAAATGTGTTTTACATTGTTTTTATATATTACAATGATTTTTTGATGAAGTCAATCAAAAAAGAGACAATTTTTCTGTTCCCAATCGTTGGAAATCTCCACACAATCCTCTCTTGTAATCTTCCAACAAAACTTTGTATAGTCTGTTGAGTTTCCATAACAATCTGGTGTGCATAGTTTTCCGTGATGTTGGGATTGGGGGTTATAACAAACCCAAACTTCTTCTGGTGTGGTTCCTAAATCTCTGTATTCTATGTAGCGATATACTATTTCTGTTTCTGTTCCACAGGATAATAAAACAACAAGAAATAGTAATAACCTAATCATAGCTTACATTTATAAATAGTCTACCCAGGCAAATCGTTTTCTCTTTTCTAGATACGTTGGACTGCTTTCGTTTATATACGCTTCCTTTTCAAATGGTATTTCATAATAAGCAATCCTTCTGTTCTTGTTCTTGATAATACCTTTTAGCCAGTAAAAGCCGTATAACAAAAAGAAAGGAAGAAACAAAAGCTCCAACTGCTGCTGAAAATGTATTGTTTCGTGCCTTCTTGTAACCGGAGATATAAAAGTTCTTGAAAATACCAATCCGCAAAGTGATATTGCTCCAATCTCAATAGGTGCTATTTTTGATAGCCAAACTGGTATCTTGCTGTTTTCAATAAATATAGGTTTCCAATTCTTCATTTTTCTACCACCATTAATGTTCCGACATTCCACTCGTCTTTTTCGTAGCAATCCCAACCATACTCTTTAACTATGCTGGATGCTATCTTTTTCATCTCGTCAGATTTTCCTGTAATAATGCTACAAGGAAGTTCAACAAAATTCAAGAACTTTCTGATTTCTTCGTCGGCATCATT